AGCTGGAATGATAAAACGAACACTCCCGTACCAGTAACGATACATCCGAGAATACCAATTGATGTTACCACAAGGTTGATTTCCCTGGATACTGATGAAATTTGTGAGGAGGAAGTTGATAGCAACAGGTTGACCTCCCCAAACTGTAAACATAATAGAATATCTTTTCATCAGATCACACATGTCTGACTTGTCTTGTCTTGTGATAACTGTTGCTCCTTGCGATGCTGGTTTAACTTCCATGGTTGGGACATTCTCGTCAGTTGCGACGAGAGTTTGTTCCGCTGAGAGCATTTGTGAATAGGCGACAGGTTCCTGTCCCGTCAAAGCCTTACAAAACTTCTCTCTCTGCGGATTCCGTCGTTTACGAATTCTTGGACACCACTCCAAGTACTCGTACATGATATCCCAATCCTCATTATTATCATCCATAATACCAGCATTCCACATTGCAATTATCGCTCTATACGTCAGGAGCGATTCACTGATCTGCGCTCTCTCCAAGCACTCCATAAGATGGAGTCGTAGTTCTTCCCATGCTTGTCTCTCCCAACCGAAACAACGCTTCAACACATCGTTACAGTTTGAGACAATCGCCTCTCGAGCTGGTAGAACTTTGGAGATCCACTTCAGGCATGGCATACAGTCCTTAAAGTCTGGACTTGGATAGAACCGCTGTGGAAGCGGTCCGAGCATGCCTGCATCACGCGTTCTGAACTTAAGGAATTGTAAGTCCAACACTGGTTTGTACTTCTTCTCAAAAAATTTATCCTTATCCGCTGGGGTATAAGAAATTCCAAATTTAATCGCAAAAGTTAATGAAACAGTGTGGAAATTATAATACTCCTTAATTTCATTTGCAAGTCCGCTCACGTTATCATCACCATAACCCTTGAGCCGGACAAAGCGGGTGTAGAACGTCTGCCCGCTATAGGCTGGTTTTTCCCTCAACATCACGTGCTTCCAAACCAACCGCATAAAAAATTCGAGCATGAGATTGCCGAATAAAACTGTTGTACCATAGGCACCAGATGGTAGCATGTTGGATTTTCTATAAACTTCGTTTCCAACTACTAAATAACAATGTACAATCCAGTGCACCAAGAAGTCGCGGACTTGATCGTCCACGGGATCCCAAGTTGCATGGAAACGCTTGTACCATCTGTTGACCAGGCGAACAATCATTTTCGCAATCTGTTCACACAACCACTGCTCAAACTTTTCAAAATCACCATCAAATCCATCACCTCCAACTTGCATGAGGTAGTGGATGAGAACTTGCCAATCCATGCTCGATGGGGAGATACCAACCGCCGAGGTCAGCTTCTCCCATGAGCCATGCTGAAAATCCACAAATGCTCCAAAATACTTCTTCATTAGCATTGTGTGGTGGCACGGGAAACTATTCGTCACTCTTGTTCGAAGAGCGAGAATCTTCTTCAATGAACGCAGCTCATCTTTGAGAAAGTTGACAATATAAATCACTTCACTATTGTCACCTGCCCGTAGAGCTGCCTCCAACTTCTCCAATCGTTCCCGAAATTGTTCATTGATGATTTTGATTTCACCCTGATTTCCTCCAATCAGGTGAAGCTTTCCTTTTGCTTGAGGCCAGGTGCAAAAGGGATAACCTGAGTGGGTGCGTTTAACCATCGCTTGTAGATTCTTAAAGCGCGCTTCTTTTAGGTGGCACCCATTCAACACCTCTTCCTCGGTTAGAAGATCAACAACAACTTTTTCAGCGTTCGTAAGCTTAATCAAGTTGTCTCCCATCTCCTGCTCGATTTCCTCAACATCCTCCAACGCATAAGGATAATCGACCCGAGGTCGCGCCGCTCGGCTTAGCTCACGTTTCATGAGCTGTATGGAATCCATCCCTTCACACCTGTCATCATTCTCCTTTCCAAGAAGAGCAGGCTGGACATCACAACTGTCCAAAATGGACTCCGACCAAATTGGTGAAAGCACGTACTTCGTAGAAGAAGCAACGCTACCCATAGCATGTTCCGTCAATCCAACATACTCATAGCCTTCACCAA